GCTACAGATTAAAACTTCCAGCAAGCCTTTCAACAACGAAGTAGAAAAATTATGGAAGACATACTGGAAGCGACCGGAACATCGAGGGATCATATCAGGCCGCCGGGTGGAGCGGATGGTTTGTCGCGAGCTATTAACTTGCGGCGACACCGGGATTATTAAACTGAGCAAGGGGCCGATTCAATTAATCGAAGCCGAACAAATCACCGGCAAAAGCCGCAACAGCGACGGGGTAAACAAAGATGATTATGGAGTGCCGCTTTCTTATTCGGTTGCTCCATACGGTCGCGGCGGGCGGGTGGTGAATGCCAAGGCCCAGGTTTATAAGCCCGTCGATTTCTTATTCGTTGCCGATCCTGAGCGTCCCAGCGGGTTGCGGGCGGTGCCGCCTTGCCAATCGGTATTCCCGATGCTGCATCGGATTAATGATGTTTGTGATTCTGAGGCTATTGCCTGGCAACTGCTAGCGAGGTTAGCGGTTTCAATTACCCGCGAAGGTGGGGCGGAAACCGGCTATGACGATTCGGTTGAAGATGCCGACGCCACTACCACCGAGGCCGCAACTCGATTAACCGAGCTGGACTACGCTTTAATTTTCCATGGTGAGCCGGGCGACGAGATCAAAGGCATCGAACACAATATCCCCGGTAAGGATTTCTCTCAATCGCTTACGATGTTTTTAAGGTTGTTGGGGTTGCCGTTGGGTATCCCGCTGGAAGTCATTTTGCTGGACTGGACCAAATCGAACTATTCCCAAAGCCGGGCGGTACTAGAGCAAGCCTATCAAGCCTTTTTGGGTTGGCAAATGCTACTCGAAGAGCATTTCTACACTCCTGTTTTAGAATGGAAAATCCGGCAATGGATTAACGCGGGGCTGCTCAAACCTACCAAGGCTATCGGCGAGGGCGAGTTTAGTCCGGTATGGATTAAGCCGACGTTCCCGTGGATTGACCAACTAAAAGAAACGCAGGCACATGGGGCACAGGTTGACCGGGCGTTTACCACTCACGCAATAGTCTGCAAATCCAAAGGCATGGAACGTGATGACGTGGTTAATTCGAGGGAGGAAGAAATTAGAGACGCTATCGAACGGGCAAAACGTATCGAGGCGGAAACTCAAGTCAAAGTCCCTTGGCAGTTATTCGCCGGGCTGGATGTTCAAAAGTCTGCGCCGCCTTCTGCTCCACCGGAACCCGAAAAGGATGACGAGGACGAGGCCGATGACGAAGCCCCGCCAAAAGATAAGGACGCGAAATGAACGATGCAATAATCGCAGAACTACAAAAAACCGTTTGGGCAATGGACCCGAAATATCTGGATTCACTGGTTCGCCAGGCTGCCGCCGCCAAGCCTATCGGGGCGCAGTCGATAATCGAGTTGACCGGTAAGGATAAAAGTTTTGGACCGGCGGAGAAACGCGACGGGGTGGCAATTATCCCGATCCGTGGGGTGTTGTCTAAGTCGGTGCCGTGGTGGTATGAGTTGATGGAAATAGAAGCTACCGCCTATCCGCAAATTACTTATCAGGTCGAAGATGCGGTTCGCGACCCGGACGTGAGCCAAATCCATCTTCACATAGACTCGCCGGGCGGTACTGTTGCCGGGGGGCTGGAAGTTGCTGATGTGATTTATGCCGCGCGTAAATCTAAACCGGTTCATGCTTACGTTGAAGATTTGGCAGCGTCCGGCGCTTACTGGCTGGCTTCTCAATCCGATACCATTACCGCGAATGCTAACGCGAGGATCGGCTCAATTGGAGTGTTTACTGTTTACACCGATGCGTCCGGGATGGCCGACGATCTGGGGCTGAAGGTCCACGTTATTAGAAGCGGAGAACATAAAGGGGTGCATATTCCCGGCGTCAAGATTACCGATGAGCAACTTGCGGCCTTACAAGAACAGGTCGATGACCTTGCAAACAATTTTATTAAAGCCGTGGCGCGTGGCCGCGGATTACTAAGCTCTGATATTAAAGTGCTGGCAACCGGTCAATGTTGGATTGCCGCTAAAGCCAAAAGTAGAGGGCTGATAGATAATATAGGATCGATAATTCAAACCAAAAGAAAGGACTCAAATATGAGTACCGAAAAAAATGAGGTTGAAGTGGATGTTGAAGCCCTCCAAAAAGTGGCTTCGGAAAGTGCTGTTAAAGGTGAACGGGAAAGATTTACGGCATTACAAACAGCGTTTCCCGGTGAATCAGAATTTGTAAGCAAGCATTTTGCCGCCGGTTCGACGGTTGACGTGGCCAAGATTGATTACGTCAAAGTAGTCGAGGCCAAACTTGAGGCCAGTCAAAAAGTGAATGCTGAGTTACGGGCTCAACTGGCAACCGTGACAGTTGCCAGCAACAAAGTCGAAGGTGCTGATGCGGTTACACAAGAAGGCGATCCATCAATCGGCAAAGCTGACTTTATGACTTTGGTGCACGAATACGCTGCCGAGAACAAAGTCAGTGCGGCGGACGCGGTCCGCGCTGTGCGTTTAAGTGATCCAGAATCACATAAGACCTACGTAGGCTCTAACTAATAATCAGATAAGCATCTGATAAGAAATTGAAAGGAAATAAAATATGGGACTTGCATACACTAATAATGGGCCGTTTACCATGACTTCTGGCGAAGCTCTGGTAGCGGATAGACTTGTATTAACTTCGTCGAGTACCGCGATCTACGCGGACGGCGGAGAGGAACCAATCGGGCTGACGCAGAATGCCGTAGCAACCAGTACGCTAGTGGCAATTGAACCTTTGAACGGTACGGTTAAAAAGGTTACTGCGTCGAAAGCTATCTTGGCTGGTGCAGCGATTTACGTGACTACTGACGGCTGCGTTTCCGACGCCGCAGTCGGCAAGCAGATCGGTATTATCCTGGAGGCCACAACCGCCGCTGGCGGCAAGGCTCCGGCGATTATGTGGGGACCGCGCGGCGGCAATGACCTATTCGCCAGCTCCCTTAATACTATCATCGAGTTTAAAGAGGAATTTGAAACTTTCAACGATGATGACAACTGGGTTGATACCGTATCGGACGGAGGTACGGTTGACAGCACTGACGCTGCGGGCGGGGTGTTGTCTATCGCATCGGGAGCAACTGACAACAACGAATCTTATGTAAGCTCTGAGCATGAGATATTTAAGTTTCAGACTGATAAGAAACTGTACTTTGAGGCTCGCATTAAACTTACTGAAGCCGCTACGGATGATGCTAACTTTATTGTCGGTTTGAGCGATACCGTTGCTGCTGATTCGTTGCTTGACAACGGGGCCGGTCCGATGGCGTCTTATGATGGAGCTTGCTTCTTCAAGGTTGACGGCGGAACCACGGCTATGCAGTTTGAATGTTCCAATGCCGGAACGCAGGATACGGAGACTAACGTCGGGACGTTCACTTCTGGATCGTGGCACATTCTTGGATTTACTTACGATTACGCCGACGGCGTCACGGCATCCATAACCCCCTACGTAAACGGCACGGCAGGCACGGCGGTAACTATGCTGATTTCCGGTCTGGAAGAAATGCACATCTTGTTAGGTGTCAAAGCAGGTGGAGCTAACGCGGAAACGCTGCTGGTTGATTATGTGCTGATTCAGTGCGAACGTTAATTATTATTAAACCAAAAATTTGAAAGGATATATAAATGAGACCAGAATCAACAACCGTAGCATTCCGAGCCGACATATCGGCGATGCTAGAGGAATACGCTGTGGAAGCAGCCATAGGACGTTTTATTGGGCGCCAAGCCGCTCCGATCTTCGGTTCACCGAAAATGACGGGCGGTTATCCGGTAATGAACCGCGAGAACTTCAAGAAACCGGCATCGACGGATCGTTCGGCACGCGGAGCTTATAATCGAATCGTCGGACAGTTCGGGCGGGCAACTTTTGATTGTGTCGAGCATGGACTGGAGGATGTGGTTGACGACCGGGATGCCGAGCTTTACTCCGATTTCTTCGACTCTGAAGTTGCAGCCGGTGAAATACTGGAGTATCAAATATTGATGGCGCACGAGCGACGGGTGGCGGCTTTGTATTCCGGCGGCGGATGGACGAACCATAACGTCAATACTGCATGGAGTACCA